TGACTCACGTATGCAAAGACCTGAGTTTTTAGGAGGTAAAAGAATTCCTATTTCTATTCAACAAGTACAACAAACTTCACAAAGTACCGAGCAAAGTCCTTTAGCACAAGTATCAGCATATTGTCTTTCTGGCGGTAAAGTTGGTTATTCAAAAGGCTTCGTTGAGCACGGTTTTGTAATTTGGGTTGGTTGTGTACGTCAACACCATACTTACCAACAAGGTATAGAACGCTTTTGGTCACGTCAAAATAGATTAGATTATTACGATCCCGTTTTTGCAAATATCGGTTTCCAACCCATTTATGAAAGTGAAATTTATGTTGGTCAAAATTCAACAGCACAAAAGAATGTTTTCGCATATACTGAACCTTGGCAAGATTTAAGATTTAGATTTAGTCGTATTTCAGGTTCACTTCGTTCAACCACAAACAACGGTTTTGATATATGGCACTTTGGTGATAAATACACTAACCCCCCTACATTAAATGCGGAATTTGTTGAAGAAACACCAATATATTTAGATAGAGCTTTGTCTGTTCCATCAACAACCGCTCCTCAATTTGTGTTAGATTTGTTCTTTAGTGGTTCTATGATACGTGTTCTACCAACATATGGTAAACCCGGTTTAATTGACCACCATAGTTAGTTTGAAGGGGTTTCGGGGAAGTACTTTTTAAAGTTGCCCCGCCTCTTCCGTTTATTAAAAAATACCAAAGAAAAAATTTTGGCTCATTAGAAAGGACCCCCGTTTATGATAACACTTAGAAATTTGCCCGCAACCCTACCTACTCCGGTAACCACAGTACCCGTTGCCGGCACTGCCCGCTCTCTTTATGAAAAGCAAGAACGTGGAACTAGTACGCATACTCCGCACGGTTACGGTATTACCGATATGTCAGGCAATCTTGATTGGACTAGACAATTAGAGCTTTTAAAGCTTGAAAATGCTTTCAATCAAGCTGAAGCTCAAAAATCTAGAGATTGGCAAGAACGTATGAGTAATACGGCTTTCCAACGTGCTTCGGAAGATTTAAAGAAAGCTGGTTTTAATCCCGCTTTACTGCTTGGTACTTCCGGTGCTTCTACGCCTAGCGGTGCGACTGCTCGTTCTAGTAGCAAGTCCGGTACAAGTACAAGCGCAAATATGGCTTCTATTTATACAACGCTACTTTCAAGCGCATTTAAGTTAGCTGGTAGCCTGTTAGGTGGATTATTTCACTAGGCTCCGGCGAGCGTGTACAAAAGCCATCATTGAATATGATGGCTTTTCTTCCGCTACAAAGCGAGCTGGACGAGGGCCCGCGCCCTCCCCTGAGCGGAACAAGCGGAGCGCGTTAGGGCGCTTATAAGAAGCGCCATATCGCGAAAATTTTTTTCGCGCAAGGAGGCGATTTTATCGCCGACAAAAGAGGCGATTTTATCGCCGATATAAAATAAGGAAAAAAATTTTTTCCACTCATATTTTAATTATAAAAAAACTTCTCGCTAAACGTTCGCCCGAATATCATTCGGCGACGTTGCGAGCCTAAATTGCACATACCTATTACTTGATTTATATGTGCTAAGTGACACCATCGGAGGCGCTTATGTGTTTATTTCCTATTAAAGCCAGTATTAAAAAGTTTGTTGATAGTGATACCGGTGAATATCGTACAATTATTAATTTTGGAGCAAAAGCTAATTCTTTGATTTTGCAAAAAAAAGCTGAGCCAATCGAATTGCCGTGCGGTAAATGTATTGAATGCGATTTGGCGCGATCTCACGAATGGAGCTATCGCATTGTCAACGAAGCCTCATTATATGAAGATAATTGTTTCATTACATTGACTTATCGAGATAACCCGATTGAGTTAAATATTAGAGATTATCAATTGTTTTTGAAACGTTTAAGAAAGAAGATTGGCAAATTTAGATATTTCTTGTGTGGCGAATATGGTTCTAAAAAACGACGTCCTCATTATCATATTATAATTTTTGGTTGGAAGCCAAGAGATTTAGAATATTTTTTCACCGATAAAAGTGGTAATATTGTTTATTTATCTAAGTTCGTCGAAAATATTTGGCAAAATGGCTTTGTTTCAGTTGGTGAAGTAAATTTGAACACAGCAAAATATGTTTCAAAATATATGCAAAAACAAGTTGATTATGACGACTTGAAAAAGCCATTTATTAGAATGAGTTTGAAGCCTGGTATAGGCTATAATTATTTTATTCAAAATAAACAATGTTTACAAACTGATAAAATATATTATGATGGTAATTATATTAAATTACCACGCTATTATTTAAAAATTGCTAGTCGTAAAGGTTATGGTGATTTAGAGATTAAAAAAAATCGTGTTATTAAAGCACAAGTTTGCAAGCGTTCCGAAAAAGAATTAGAAGATAAGCGCCTTTTTTGGAGTAAAAAGCTTGACAAACCAGTTTAGATATGATATAATTTTAGTGTAATCATAAAGGAGGTATATATATTATGATTAAATTTAAAAAAGAAACTTATAAAAGTTCAAAAGGCAAAATTATTCTTGAATATGAATTGGACGTTGTTTCTATGAAGATTTATTTAATTATTTCTTCTAATGTTATGCAACCAATTAAAGTTGGTTATTCTAAACACTTTGAAAAACAATTCAAAGCTTGGTTAAATGAATCTGGTTTCGAATTGCTTTGTAGAGTGTATGGTTCTGAGGATACTTTATGTTAAATAATTTAATTTGTTTAATTTTAGGTTTAAGCGGTTTAAATATAGCCGTTATTGGTTCCATTGTAGACAATCAACCTACGACTTTGTATGGTTTGATAAGTTCTATAATTTGTTTGATAGCGCAGTTTTTATTATATTATTTTGGTAAGAAAGGAAGTGCTAAAAATGGCTATTAAAATTGTATACCGCACTTGCGAGTATGATACAAATTTAATTACGCAAACTTTTGATTATATACGACCTGAATATAAATTAGATAGTTCTAAAGATATTTTAGTAAAAGTTGGAGATATCAATGTTTATGAATTAATTCAATCAAATGCCGATTGCGCACTAGATAAGATATTAGATAAGTTTCTTATGCGTGATAATATTGACAATCACGTTATTCAACTAGTTGATGATAAACCTTATGAGTGTGCTAACATTAATGTTGATTTATCCGACTTAGGTTCGGCATATGAAAAAATGGATGCATTAAGAGATAAATATAATATTCCGGCGAATTATAGTAGCTTTGGTGATATTGTAAACTATCTTCAATCAATTAAGAATGAAGTTGATAAACGTGCTATTCAATTAGAGCAAGAAAAATCTCAAAAAGAAAATTTTTACAAGAAAGGAATAAAAGTAAATGAAAATGAAGAGAAGAAGACTCTCGAAGAAATCAAGTAAACGACAATTTAGACGTACTGCTAATAAAGTTCATAAAAAGAACATAAAAAGAATATTTACGAAAGGCGGTTTTTGTTTATAATGGAAAATCAAGTACAAGATATGAATAATTTTGATTGTGAATTATATGTAATTTTTGATAGGATTTCACATAGGTATTCTAGTCCTTTACCTTTTCAAAATCAAGCGTTAGCTAAGCGTTATTTTGAAAGTTTATTACAAAATTGTGATAATATACGTACAAAAACAAGTGATTATGAGTTGTATTATATTGGTACGTATTCTACTGAAAATGCTATGTTGTTTGCAAATTCACCTGAGTATGTTTATTCAGGTTCCGAGATTAAGTTTGATATTAAAACAAAGGATGGTATGAAAAATGGCAAAGGTAAAAAGTAGAAACTTCGTTCATTCAACTCAAGGTTATATCAAATATGCCCGTTCTAAATTTCCGATAGACCATTCTCACAAAACTATGTTTAACATGGGCTATTTGATTCCTTTAGACGTTCAAGAGATCTATCCCGGTGACAGTGTCAAAGAAAGTGTTACGCACGTTATACGTACTACTTCTCCGTTTATTCGCCCTGTTATGGACAACTTATTTATTGATATGTACGCGTTTTTTGTTCCTAATCGACTTGTGTTTGATAAATGGCAAGAATTAATGGGCGAGAACACTCAAGGGCCTTGGTCTGAAACAACAACTCCAAGCGCTCCGATGGTGTCTTTAACTAAAGACTATCCAGTAATTGAAAATTCAATTGCCGATTATATGGGAATACCTACTCAATCAATAGCTGCTGGTATTGATTGGCCTATTAACGAATTACCTTTTAGAGCTTATGCTTTGATTTGGAATGAATGGTTCAGGAATGAAAATGTTGAATACCCTACACATTTTTCTAAATCTACAAATAACAATGGTGTCTTTAATGCTAATCCTTGGAGTACAACAAACATATTAGGTATGCCTGCTCCTGTTACAAAATTTAAAGATTATTTTACAGCTGGCTTGCCTCAACCTCAAAAAGGTGAAGCCGTTGATATTCCTATACGTGTCAATAACTTCAATTTGCCGGTTGTTCCTCTTGCTCAAAATATTCCTACTAGTTTATTAAATCAACAAATTAGAGTAAGCGACACCAATACAGGTGCTGATGTTACTAATAATTTTGTTATTGGTGTTTCTGGTGAAGGTGATTCAACCCTCGGTTTAAAAGAAGAAGTTCAATGGAATAAAGAAAAAGAATTGTATATTACTAATATGTTTGCTCAAGCTAATTCTGATTTAATTAATCAAGCTTTTGATATTGGTACTATTAGAGATTTAACTTATGCAAATCAATTACAAATATTATTAGAAAAAGATATGTATGGTACTAGATATGTTGAATATTTATACAATCATTTTGGTTGTATTAGTCCTGACTCACGTATGCAAAGACCTGAGTTTTTAGGAGGTAAAAGAATTCCTATTTCTATTCAACAAGTTCAACAAACTTCACAA